TTATGAAGTATCGGTAGCTGGTGGTCAGCCAATCGAGCTATACGCCCTGACCCTAGGATCTACCACATGGCGTATGCATAACACGCTGGAGGAGGAGATCTCCTACGGCGGCGATACGTACTACAAGGCGGCGGTCTCTCGTGGAAACATCACCGGGGCTCAGGAGAACCTGACGATCACCATTCCAGGCAGCCACGCCTATTCAACCAACTTCTCCGAGGTCGCCCCAGGGCAGTTGTCTTCCTTGACCATCTACCGGTATCACCGGGCAGAGACAGGGGATGTTCATCTGCTCTATAAAGGTATCGTGAGGTCCGTATCGTTTGCTACGCAGGGGCACTCTGCTCAGTTGACAGTGATCCCTCTGACGGCTACCTTCGACAAGACCATCCCGGACCGGACGTTCCAGGCTCAGTGCAACAATGTTCTGTTCGATTCTGACTGCCAGGTCTCTGCGTCATCGTTCAAGTTCACCGGTCCCGTGGCCTCCGCAGCATCAAACACTGTAACGATTACCGGACTCAGTGCGGCCAAAGGCTCCGCATGGGCCACCGGTGGTTATGTGTCCTACGGCATTCTTGACTTCCGCCTGATCTTGGACCACACAGGGGACGTGCTGACTCTCAATATTCCTTTCTATGAGGACGTGGTAGGAAAGAGCGTGAACGTATACGCAGGCTGTGATCATAACATCTCGACATGCAACACGAAGTTCAGCAACAGCATCAACTTCGGCGGATGTCCCTACGTACCAACTAAGAATATCTTTCAGACAGGACTCTAATATGTTTTGGTTTACTCTACTTCTATGGGCGGCAACCTTTGTCGCTTCACAGCTACTGACACCTGATCCTCAGATTGAGGATGCCAGACCGGCCACCCTGGACGACTTCAGTTTTCCTACCGCTACGGAAGGCCGTGTCATCCCGATCATTTGGGGAACAGACAAGATCTCTGGCCCCAACGTCATTTGGTATGGTGACCTTAGGGTTGTCCCTATTAAAGAGAAGGTTAAGACGTCCATGTTCAGTTCAAAGACCTTTATCACGGGATACCGTTACTATGTCGGCTTCCAGATGGGTATCGCTCACGGTCCGTGTGCCTTGCGTAAAATCTGGATCGGCGGCGAGCTTGCCTGGTCTGGTAACCAAACGACAGACGGTGACATCACCCTGACTCATAAGGACGCCAAGGGGACCTTCACGTTCTACACTGGCTCCACCACTCAGTCTGTGGATACCTACCTGGCAACCCACCAGAGCCCGTGCCCTGCCTATAGAGGAATGTGTTATGGCGTGTTCAAGCAAGGCCTGACCGGTGAAAACACATCCGTCAAACCTTGGGCATTTGAAGTGACTCGCATTCCCACCGGACTTGGAGGATCGTACCACACCGTCAATTCCTATGACGCTAATCCCATGCATGTGGCGTATGAGATCCTGACCGACTCCGATTGGGGATACGGATACGCAGCAAGTGACATCAACACTACTGACATGTTGACGCATGCTCACACTCTTTATGATGAAGGTAACGGGTTCAGCCTGGTACTGTCCAAGGCTATGCAGGCCGGGGACATCATCAAAGAGATCGAGAAGCAGACGGACTGTCGTTTCCGATTGAACAACGAGACCGGAAAATTCGACGTTGCCCTGATCCGTGACGGCTACTCCACCTCTGGGCTTAAAAAGGTGGACAACAATACAGTCATCGAACTGGAAGACTTCAGCCGTGGAGTGTGGGAAGGGACAACCAATCATGTCCGTGTCCAATACAAGCGTAGGGATAATGACTACACTGAAGGGTATGCGATTGCCCAAGATATGGCGAACATGCAAGCCCAGAACCGGAAGATTGCTGCGACGTACAACTTCCCTGCGGTCCGTGATGATGACCTGGCGAACAGTCTGGCCTGGCGTGAAGTACGTGCTAACAGCTATCCTTTGGCCAAGGCCCGTGCAAAGGTCAACCGAACGTTCTGGAACGCCTACGTTGGTGAGCCCGTGCTCTTTGATTACGAGTGTGATCAGTTCGTCGTGGATGACATGCCCATGAGAATCATTAAGGTGGACTTCGGAAGCCCAACAGAGCCGACGATCACCATCGACCTGGTTCAGGACGTGTTCACCTACGCCAGCCCGAGCTTTGCGGCCCCTGACGCTTCAAGCTGGACGCAGCCCGAGACCAACCTGATTCCTTTCCCTGCGACGGATCAGCTTGCCTTTGAGGCTCCCTATGGGATCTCCCGGCGTGCCGAGTACGTGGCCGAGAATAAGCTCTACTGCTGTGGTGTGAGCCAGAACCGCCGTGAGTCGGGTGCCAAGATCCGCCAGAGAAACGGGGCCTCTGATCCTTCCTCCGGGGACTTCTACGACGCTGGCCTTATGACCGGGTTCATCTTCGTTGGGACCCTGGCGGCTGACTACGAGCCTGACGACACCACTATCCAAGTCACCACTGACATGAACGCTACCGAGATGCTTGAGGTCACTGAATTTGAGGTGGGGAACGACCTGACCAACCTCGTGCTTATTGAGGACGAGTTCGTTGGCTGTCTGACGGCCACAGACATCACAGGAGGCGTCCAATTGAACAACTGCTACCGTGGCCTCATGGACACCGCAGAGCGAGCACACGCGACAGGAGCGACCGTATACTTCCTCCTAGGATACGGGGCACTGACAGACACTGCTTTCCCTGTTGGCAACCATGTTGATATTCGCCTACTACCCTACCGGGATAGTGACCTTGCTCAGATCTCCGAGTCCGATGGTGGCTTGACCGAGATCGAGATCGACACTGACTACCGTGAACGTAAACCTTATCCGCCGTCTCAACTTGAACTGAATGGGACCGTATACCCTAGCAGTACAGTGGAGCTTGACACTCAAAGCGGATCGACTGAAGATACCAAAGGGATTGAAGTTGAATTCAATCGCCGAGACTGGAGAATTTACGATGAAGCTTCTCAACTCACTACGGACGCTGAAGACATCAACAGTGACTTTCCTACGAACAATACTACACAGTACCGCATGCGTGTGTACAATGATCCCAGCGGAGCCAACACTCTACTGTTTACCGTTGCTTATGCGACTGTGACAAAGACCGGATCAATCCTGGCCAGCCGTACAGAGATCCTACGCTATACTTCCGGTGTAATCCCTACCGAGATGCGGATCTCAATCACCGCCAGACACACAGATGAATACTCTGTTGTCCGGGAAGCTGACCAGGACCTCTACTTCGATTTCGACACTCAGTCTACTGAACTGGCGAACGATCACAACTGGGGTGTGGTTTCCTCCGTGGACACGTACACGGGCAACTGGACGGCCCCGGACACAGGCAGCTATTCTTTCAAACTAGGCACCTCAGGTCCGAGTATCTGGGCGTCTGTGAACGGTGGAGCCGAACAACAAATAATTACTGCCGGATCTACAACTGGAAGCTTGACAGGGGTGACCGCATCTGATACAATTAAGGTCAAGTACAAAGGATCAGTAACCGGGAATGAGACCATCGTACTTGTGGAATCGCCCGTAGACACGGAAGACGCTTATGTGGTATTTGTGTAATGGCTGAGTATACAGAAGATCATCTTGAGCAGTTGGCAGACAAGGCGGCTGGTAAGGCCGTCAAGACGACGTTGATCGCCCTTGGGATTGACGCTGACAATCCCTTGGAGGTCCAGAAAGACATGCAGTTCGCCAGGAATTTCAGAACGCTGTCAGAAAGTGCTGGACGTAAGACCGTCCTGACAGTTATCGGAACAGCGGTTATTGGAGTCCTTGCCTTGATCGCAAGGTCTATCTGGCCAGGCAGTTAGTCGGAGACTTTCCAATGAGCAAACGAGTAGACCCTGACGTCATCGCCAGGGCAGCACACAGTGTCTATAATAACTGGCTCGCCATCCTGGGCCTTGATGCAGCACTTGAGGCAGTTGACTCCTTGAAAGAGGACCTGCTGCATGAACAAGAACGACGCAAACAGTTGGAGAAGTAGCCTATGAATCCAAAAGAACATTACCCTGACAATGACCAAGCCCAACTGGAGGCATTGGGTAAGGCCCAAGAGGAGAAGAGGACGGTGGCCCATCTTCAGGTCAAGCTGGACGCATCCGAAGTGCAGCGGCAGGCCGACGAGATAATGGACAGAGTCAAGACCAAGATGGGGCTCAAGAAAGAAACCAACCCCAAGGATGCGGTCGGCATCAAGAAGGCCGGTCTCCAGTGCGTGTCCTGCCTGTTCATTTCCGCCCTGGCCAAGATCGCTGGTGGGTATCGCTACCTGCGGATGAAGACCCTCTTCGCCGTTGGCCTGGCCATGGCCGAGGGAGCCCGGAAGTATGGGCGTCACAACTACCGCGTGTCCGGCGTTCGTGCCTCTGTCTACTACGATGCTTTGATGCGTCACCTTCATCAGTGGTGGTACGGTGAGGACATCGACAAGGACTCCAACGTTCACCACATTATTAAGGCCCTGGCGTGCATGGCCGTGTTCGTGGATGCCATGGAGAACGGTAAGTGGGTTGACGACCGTCCGCCCAAGGTTCAGATGCGGGTGATCGAAGACCTGTCCGGCTACTCGGCGTCTCGTTACTATGAACTGATCCTTTCCCTGATTATGCGGTGGTGGGAAGGTGGCCAACATGACATGCTCAAGGTGGCTGCGTATCATCTCATGGAACTGCATCACGCCATCCTTCATAGTGAAGAGTATCACGATGACCGTCCTCGTGAGGGTGCCGTCCTGGGAAGCTCAGGCTGGCTGGAACCGATGCATGCTCAAGTGGCCAAGCTGATCGAGATGTACCCGGACAGTGTGCCTGCCTTTACTGAGGCGGACAACAGCCAAGAGACGCCGCACCAGAAGATTTCAAAAGCCCTAGCAAAGCGATCTATGTCGCGACATATAGTCCGTGATAGAGGATGTAAACTATGTACCGTGCCAATGAACGAATGTCCTCACCCGGACATTGCATCGACTACCCGCACCGGATGTGCTGAGTGGTCTAACCGCTAATTGGAGCCCTGACAATGGCAAAGAAAGTACTATTCTTGGACATGGACGGAGTCCTGGTCAACTGGTGTGAGGGAGCACACAAACTTCACGGCAAGCCGTATTCAAATAAGCATTGGCCGTATGCACGCGGGCCTAAGGGCTGGGACTTCTACAAAGAACCAAAGTTCGATATCGCGTATGGCCCTCTGTTCGAGCCTATGGGATTCGACTTCTGGGCCAACCTGAACTGGATGCCGGACGGGCAAGAGATTCTTCAGATCTGCGAGAACGTTTTCAAGGACGACGTCTATCTCTTGACCGCCCCGCACCAAGCTGAGGGTGTTATCGATGGTCGGCGTGAGTGGATTGACAGGAACATGCCGAAGTACCGCCGTAAGGTCCTCGTGGGTTATTGCAAGAATGCTATTGCTATGGCCGCTGGCGAGAATGCCGTGCTCCTGGACGACTGGGATAGGAACATCAACGATTGGAGCGAAGCAGGCGGCACTGCTGTTGTCTGCCCTCGTCCCTGGAATTCACAAGAACATCTATCGAACGAGGTAATCACCACACTGATCTACCGTCTGTGTGGGGCATCCCTTTAGGAGGCAGTATGGCTAAAGTTAGCATGGAACAAGTGGTTGCGGAATACCAGAGAACTGGCGGAAACATCACCCAAACAGCCAAGTCTCTGGGCGTTGGTAGAGCATCCATCTATCACCACCTGGAAAAGGCCGGGATCGACCGGACAAAGAAACTCGCTGACGGTAACGTGAGCGGGATCGAAGCTATCCCCAACAAGCTACCGAAGAAGGGGAAAGTGGCACGGTATATCCTGACTTCTGCCCAGAACAACACGTATGTCCATGGTCCCGTGTGGGACAACCTCATGGCACTGGCGAAGCACTACAAGGCCAGAGTGATGGTGGGGACATTCACCTACAACCACAACGCCTACGGCAAACTGTCTGTCAAAAAAGGAAAGGCCAAACAGCAGCAGGATCTGTGGTATGACCCCAAGGTCGTGCCTTATATTGTTGACGAACGTCACCAACTGGCTCCTCACCTTCAGTGGTGTGGTGAGATGAACATCCTGCCCACTGCCGTGAATCCTTTGACCGGGTTCGAGACATACACCGCCCGCGATAGCAGCATCTTTCCGCAGGTGAAGTTCGCCATGCGGGCCATCCCTTCTGGGCGTTATGAAGGAACGAAGTTCACCTATACAACCGGCACAGTGACCAAGCGTAACTACATCCAGAAGCGTGAAGGTCTCAAGGCAGAGTTCCACCACTGCTACGGTGGGCTGCTTGTCGAGGTTGACAGTAACGGCTCCTGGTGGGTCCGTCAACTGAACGCCACCGAAGACGGCGTGATCTACGACCTGGACATCATGGTCAAGGATGAAAAGGTATCGAAGCATGCAGGGATCGAAGCGATCACCTGGGGGGACACTCATGCCCTCCTGCTGGACAAGGTTGTCCATTCCTGCTCTGGGCAGATGTTGGATGCCCTCAAGCCCAAGAGTCAGTTCGTTCATGATGTGATGGCCGGGGCTGTAACAAGCCACTGGTCCTCCAAGTCTCTGCATGATCGCTTCCGTCGTCACTGCAAGAGCGGTGGCTGGAATGACCTGACGAAAGAGATCCTCGGCTGCGTGGAGTACCTGAAGGACATCAGCCGTAAGAACACAACGACCTATGTTGTGGACTCCAACCACGACCGTCTCTGGATGGAGAAGTGGCTGGAGAAG